CGTTATATTCCACGGCTCCGGACTTAATAAGTAATTGCATATCCACCGTAGCGTCGTTAAGCGATTTACACGATTGAACGATAACCACGACCGGACACCCGAACGCCTCTAAATCCGCTAGGATACCGTCGGCGTTGTGAGGATCGATACCGATACCCGAAAAGGTTAAGTCGTATTCCTCTTTAATTCGTTTTAAATCCTTAATAATAAACTTATAGTCGTTTTTAAAATCTCCGGAGCCACCGGTTACGGTGATAAGCTCCATACTCTCCCATAAATCATAAGGCGCTAAGTCCGTTTCGATATGCTCTTGTAACCTACCTCTAGGCATAAACGAGTGATTGTAAAAATAATATTTTTCTTTCGTCTCTCCTGTCTCTGAGGTATGCGTTTCCGGAAATTCGAGCGAGTACGTAGTTAAGTCTCCGCCCGACGATAAGTCGAGTCCTACCCAACACGAACGACCTCTAAAGTCCTCGAGAGTACGTTTAGTACCGCATTTTTGCCAATTATCCGCGTTAATAAATTGGTCGTCGGTATTTTGCACCCACATATTAAGAGACTTAGTTAAAAAGTCTCTAAGGTCCGAGCCACCCATATCCCTAGCCGTTTGAGCGTCGGTTTTAAGTATCTCGAATTTTTCAGGATTAGAGGCTATAAATGGATTAGCCTTAACCCAATTATCCGGATCCCATATATCGTCGTTAGCGTCCAAACAATAAATATCTATAAAAAAATCCTCGGCGGTTGATAAACCACGGAGGACCTTTATCGCGTAATCGTCCATTTCTTTACAGAAACTATTAAGATTATCGCCTCGCGTCGTAATCATGGATACGAGAGTCTCGTCTAAGGCTCTAGTACCGTTATACAACGCTTTATATATTTTATTGTCTCTATGTTGGTGTATTTCGTCGATAGACGCGTAGATAGCTCGGAAACCGTCCTCAAGACCTGCCTCACGGCTAAGAGCCTCGATAGTACAAAAAGTATCTGTCGCGTCGATTGTACTCTTATAATCCTTAACGTCGAAATACTCGCCGAGGTCGGGATCGATAGTAATAAACTTACTCATTTCCTCCCAGGCGAGACGAGCTTGTCGTTTCTTCGTTGCGACCGTGAATAGTTTACCGTAATAATAACCGCCGAAACCGGCGATATAAGTACCCATGATACCGTTCTCGAATGTCTTACCATTCTGACGAGCCATGGACTTATAACGTCGCCGGAAACGGCGCTTATTATTCGTGGTTTTAAACCACCCAAAAGTCGCGCCGAGGTCGAACGCTTGACTATCTAATAACCTAACCGGTTTTGGCTCCGTCCCCTCGGCGATCGTTAAGGTTTCCGCGTAGTCTATAATCTCGGTAGCTTTTTCCGGATTATAGTAGTAAGGAAAATCCTCCGTTCTCTGTTTTTTTAGGTCGTTTAAATGCCTTTGACACGCTAGAACGTGTAACTCTCCGGCGATTACTTTCCCGGATACGACCTTATGCGCGTACTCGGTAACTCTATCGTAGATTACCGCGTAACCATTACTCATTATTGGAGGACCCTTTCTCAAACTTTTTAAATTTATTCTCTTTCGGTTTATCGTCTTTTTTATCCGGGACTACTAACTTACACCTACTAGATATAGATAAGCCGAGGTCGTTCGCACTCGCTCGGCATTGTTTAAAATATCTCTCCTGGATTTTCGCCCAGGCGGTAAATCTTATCGGATCGTTTTTTACTTCCTTAGTCCTCATTTTCTTAACGGCGTTAATATAAAAATCGTTAGCCGTAATATAACGAGCTAATGCGTCGACGTCAGTCTCACCTAAAATTTTTAATTTTTTAAGCTGTTCAGCAATTCGATAAAATTCGTTTTTTTGTGTTTTTGTGAGATAATCGGGAGCGATAATATTATCCGTAATCGGCTTAATCTCTCGCTCTCGGCGTTCCTGGATTTCAGCCTTTGTTAAATGCTTAGATCCTCGAGCCTCCACTACCTCGAGAGGTAGTCTCTGACCGGCCATATTATCGCCTCCTTTAAATTGTTCTTAAGTCGCTCTTTAAATACAGAAACCCATACAATGTATTGAAAAATTAGTCGATTCGCGAGACACCGATCTTGAAATAACAGTGTACACAAGTGCATTAGTTGTGTTATAGGATATAAGAGTCCATTGCGACACCCCGATGTTGCCACCGCTTTGCACGAATTTTTGCAACGAGCCCAAACCATTATAATACGGATATAAGGTGCCACCTGTTGGCGCGTCCGCAAAAACCGAGCTTGTAACCCCCACTTCTGTCATTGTAAATCTAAAAGTTTTATAGTTGATCGTACGGTTTACACGCTCGTATCTAAAAGCTTTTGTTACTTCTTTTATAAAGGGTTTAACCTCTGCGCAAAGTCTTGCGTATACGTCGCTCTCGAATACCGCTTCATAGGTGCTGTCCCCTAAATCTATTAACTGCTCCATGCCAAACGTTATTTTTGCCTTTCCGCTCCCGTCTGCCAAGTCGTCGTGGTCAAAGCCTAATATAACGAACGTAATTACCTCACCTGTGGTTAAGGTCATTTTTTTCGTTTCGCCCACGTAGAAATACTCCGACGCTTTTCCACTTTGCGCAATTTGATTTATCTCCTCCCAACTAGCGGTCTCTAGCGTTATCTGACGAGAGGCTATCGGAATAGTTACAAACTTTTCACCGTCGTAATAAATCGGATTTTTAGAGCTACCTATCGGCTCAGTACCTAACCAATCTTGTAACGTCGGCGTAATCCCGTCTACCCCCGGATCACCTTTTTCACCTTTTGGACCACGTAACAACTCTAGCTGTTCAGGTGTAAAGTCCTCATACGTAAAAGGCTCACCTTTTTCACCTTGTACACCCGTCATATACGCCACGAAACTATAGCCGGTTTCGGTCTTAGTAAATAATTTCGCGTTATCCGTATCACCGATATTTCCGGTATTGATTAAAACGAAACCGTATAAAGGTACGTTGTCCGTCGCGTATCCGGCGTTCATTTGAGTAATTGAGGTATAAATTTTAGATAATTTAAAACTTTTATTAGCCTCTTTTAAACCCTCAATAAATTCCTCTCTCGCTCGTTCGTAATTCTCGATAGAGTCTTGTAAATCCTTGTCAGCTTGAGCGTAATTCGCCAAACAAGCCTCGACTTTATTATCCAACGCGTTAAACGAGTAAACCTCGTCCTCGCTATCGGTAAACGTGTAATCGAGCGGTCGTTCCTGAGGATTGACCGGAATATGGATAATTTCGAGCGTTTTAAAAGCGTCGTTCTCGTAAATACCTACATACGCTTTTATCGTGTAATGATATTGTAAAAGTGAGTTAGGAATACAAGCGGTAATAATACCCTCCTCGAGTACGGATTGTCTTACGATAGACTTATCCATAATCTCGTTAGTAAATCGAATTTCCGGAGCCACCGGTAAATTTAAACCACTTATAACGAGTTTTCGGTTTTTATCCCATTGGAAAAGGCTATCCGTTACGTATGTATTATACGCGCTAAAATTTACTCTTAACATTGAGTACCTCCTTACATAAGAGCGATTAACTCGTTATATTGCTCTTTATCGATACGATTATTTAAAAGGAATACGTCTAACTTATCCGTCATATCCAACTTAAACACCTCGTATTCTTCACCCTTTAACTTTGCTTTTTTATTTTCGATAACCTTTTTACAATTTTTAAATGTCATAATCTTAACCCTCCGACAATCCTAATTCTAAAAGAGATAACCGATAATCCATATCGACGCTATCCTCAGCGATAGCCGACTCGAGATTTTCAGCTTTTTTCACCGCTAGTAACGCGTTTTCGTCACTAGTATTATTTCTAGGTACGCGAGTTACACCGTCCTTAAAGTAAAAATAACCGTCGATATACTTATCGCCCTCGCTAATAGGATACTGAGTAGACTCTACCGCGATAGCACCCTCACCGTACACGTTTCGCGCTAATTGATTAGCTAACTCGTAATTATCACATACGATATCTTGTTTAATTGTTTCGCCGTAAATAATAGCAAATGTTTGTTTTACGTACATATAGTAACCTCCTTAATACCCCCAACGTACAATTACAACACCGGAGCCACCGACACCATTAGCCGAGGCGTCGTAATGCCCTCCGGCACCTCCGCCCGTGTTAGCTGTTCCGCCCGTCGCTATATTGGTCGTACTAAAAACCTCTTGACCGTTACCACCGCCACCGGAGCCACCGAAACCACGCGCCCCAGGATAACCCGTAGGCGACCACGCGCCACCGCCACCGCCGGCATAAAGTGTACCACTTGACTCACCAAACGCCTTAGTCGTAGAGCCTTGACCGGCGCCACCGGCGTAAGTAAAGGCTTGAGTACCGTTATTATAAGGCGTAGACGCGCCACCATTCGAGCCGTCCGATCCGCCGTTACCGGCGACAATTTGATATTGACCTCCAGCACCTCCGCCGGAGCCACCGGCACCGCCGACACCTTGAGCGCTTACACCGCCTCCGTCCGCGGTTAAAACCGTTGAGCCGATTGTAAATTTTGATTGACTACCGGCGACACCCACGCCACCGGCACCGACTAACACACTCGCCGAGGCTCCGGGAGTTACGGACAACGCTTTTTTTGTCGTGGTCTTACCACCACCACTACCACCGAAACCATTATTAAACTCAGTACCTGAGCCTCCGCCACCACCGACGAGAAATACGTCGATAGCCGTCACCCCTGCAGGTACGGTAAACGTTCCGCTACTAGTGAAAATCTGTTGTCCTTTAGCTTGTATCGGTGTACCGCTAGCTTGAGCGCCCGACGTAGTAGTCGTATAAAGACGAGTAGCGTTTTTATACGTGTACGCGAACGCTCTCAAATAATAAAGCGTACCGTCGGTAAAACCGTTTTTCGTAAAGGTTGATACCGGAGTCGCGTCGTTACTATCATAGAATACGGAGCCGTCCGTCGGTGACGTAGGATAACCGCCCGTCTTAAACATAATACGGACACCTTTATATTTCGCGTCGCTCGGATTAGTCCAGGTCGCTTTTATCGTTCCGGCGGTAGAAAAACCAACCGTCACCGCTAAACCGCTTATCTGATTACACCGAGAAACGCCACCGCTTAAATTATCTCTTACTCCGCTCATACGTCATTTACCACCTTTACGCAATCGATAACGACCGTACTCGTAGGAACGGTTACGACGCTAATAACCACCTTACCGGCGGATATGGTATAACTCGGCTCCGCGTCGCTCATAATGGATTTAGACGCCGACGCGTAATAAATATCGATAATACTATTAGTCGTAATCTTATCGGAGGAGATTGTATACGTCTTGTTAGACCACGCCGACGGAGCTATCGAGATATTATTTAATACCGTTACCAAATTCGTAACTTTCTCGCCTAACGTTATTACGTCCTCGCCGACTACTTCCTCTCTAAGCGTTGCGATTCGTTGGTCGAAAGCCTGAGTTAAAGCGAGTAAAGTATCGTCACATTTCTTATTAAGCGCCTGGAGAGACGCGTTATTTTGAGCTTTCAAATCCGCTAGATAACTCTTACAACGACTATCCAACTCCTCGAGCGTTTCGTCGCATTTTATAACTAAACTATTATAGGTATTGTCGTATTTTTTATTAACAGTATCCACGACGTTATCCACAAGCTCGCGCATTTCTACGATACTGTTAGTCAAACGATTATTTAACGCATTGAACGAGAGGACCTCGTCCTCTTTTTCGTAAATATAATCCGACGGTTTCGTCCTTGCTTTAACGGGAATTTGTAAAGCGTATAACGTTCTGAATAAATCTCTGTCATAAATACATACGTAAACGTCAATCGGTAACGGAGCCTCTAAAAGTAAATTAGGAATATCGACTATAATCGTTCCCTCTCCGTCCATTTGACATTGACGAACTAACGCTAAGGACATAGTCTTATTAACAAAGTGGATTTCCGGAACGTTCGGAACGGTTAAACCGCTTATCCTTAAAGTCTGGTTTTTATCCCATTGATAAAGCGTATTAACACTATATCGTCCTTTATTATCCACGACTAAAATAGCCATTTTTTTAGTTTTTCCTCCTAAAATATTTTAGTGGGGAGTTTTTGCTACAAAACAG